AGCGTTACCCCGAAATAGCTGAGAGAATCCTCAAGTCAGGCAGGGGCAAGTTTGGGGAAGCTCGGCGCCAGTGGGCAGACATTGATGTGGCGAACTTCGCTCGAGAGGAGGCCCTCGCCCAGGAGTTTCAGTCTGGCATCACCACAGGAGAGTCGTTCAGGGACGCCTACAGCAGCCTTCAGGAGCGGCGTCGGTCTGAGAAGGCCGGTGTGAATGCAGGCTTAGGCCTCTTCCAAGAGGAACAGGATCTCCCTGATGACCCTAACGAACGGGCTCTCGCTGAATACTACCGCGCTCAGGAGGGCGCTGTTCGGGAGTCTGGCATCTACGACTTCGAGGAGGCTGAGAAATCCATAGCAGACCTGGACGCCACTTGGACTGCGGAGCAGAAGGCCTACATTGACAGGAATACCGGCCGCTCTACACACCCTCCACTCATCCAAGAGTTCAGGGACGACGTGGTGTTCCTCAAGCCCTTCTGGGACATACGAGATAAGGTGATAGATGGCCTCTCCCCGGGTGACAGAGATGCTTGGGATTCGTACAACAGGGATGAGATCACTCGTAAAGAGCTGTCGGGTACGGTAAGCGGTATCCTCGACCACATCAAAGAGCTGCAGAATGCCTGGATATTCGACCACGCTGAGACTCCTCGGGTAGACCTGGCTCTCCTGAGATGGGGGTACAGGACGGACGCGCACTCTGATGAAGGAGCTGAGTTCATAGACAATAGGCTCCGGTCTCCTGACACTCTTTATGGCCCTCCGCAGACTCCACAAACTCAACAGCCTGCCCCATCTGGGGATCTGGAGCATCTGGAGCAGCTCTTCAGTGGAAACCAGGGCATCGGTACAGGTGGAGATCTCCAGCATTTAGAGGAGATCTTTGCTGGAACGCAACGATAATGAACCCCTTATGGTATATTCGAGTTGATACCCCTATTGCGTCCCCCTAGGGACTATAGGAGATGGTAATGGCAGACGAGGACAAGGATGTCCAAAGCCCAGGCGATGCTCCTGGCGCTTCTGAGGTGGACGAGGAGTCTACCACTGATAGCGTAGAGGAGGAAGAGCCCCCTGATTACAGGGCCCTGTATGAGGCCTCGGAGGCTACGAACAAGCAGCTTCGTAACGACTCTAGGGCTAGGGAGGGCCAGAGGAACCGGACCCAGGACCAAGAAGACCGCATGAACCGGATGGAGTCCAGCGTTGAGACCATGGCTAGGACCAACGCTCAAATCCTCTCGAAGATGATGACGGAGGACGACGAGTTCGCTGGTGTGGTCAGAAAGGAAAACGAGGAAGCAGAGACCCAATCTCGCGCTAACGGCGTTAACGGTCGGATCAATAATGTCCTGAACAACATCATGGGAATCGTCCAGACTCAATCCGAGGAGGATGATGCTGACCCTGTAGTCCTGATCTCCAAGGAGAACCAGGACAAGCTGACAGCCCTCTGGGGAGCAGCCGCGAAGAAGGCGAAGACGGGGGATGAGTCGGATCTTCATCGGGTTCAAATGGAAGCGACCCGGATGGTTCTGGAGGAAGAGCAGGCCCGGAGCCGCAGGGCTCTCGCCGAAGAGCGTGAGAAGAGTAAAGCAGCAACTAAGAAGGCTCTGGAGAAGGCTGGAGTCGCCGACCAAGATACAGGCCCGGCAAGAGCGGGAGCCGGTGGCGGTGAACGCAAGCGGGGTCTGTCTCTAATTCAAGAGGCAATCGAGGAAGGCAGTCCTCTCTTCCCCGGAGCTAAGTCAGCTTCGGTATAGGAGAACCACATGCCCACACTCGCGGAATACGAGAAAGCAGACGTAGACAAGCTCCTGGTCGGAGTGTACGACCATATCGTCACCGCCTCGGAGCTTGCAAACTGGCTGGAGTTCGAAGAGTTCACCGGAGTCTCCTCTAAGTGGCTCCGTGAGAGCACCCTAGGCGCAGCCTCAACTCACCAGGTCGGTGACACCTGGGTGGACACTGAACCTACGAAGTCCACGAATACAGCCAAGCTCACCACCGTCGGAATTCAGCATCCTCTGGACCGGATGGCGTCCCAGACTCTGGGGAGCACTCAGTCCCAGGAAGCCCTGTTGATGACGGACATGTCCAAGTCCCTGGCCCGTAAACTGGAGGATCTATGGGTGACTGGGGACTCTGGCACTCTCTCCACCGAGCCTGAGGGCCTGACCTCTCTCTTAATCGCAGACAGCCGTCTGCTGATGATGGATGATGGGTCAACTCCCTCTACGATCACCGGTGCGGAGACAGAGCTGGACCAGGATCGCTTGGACGCCATGATTGACCTAGTTGAGGGTGGCGCGCCCGACATCCTGTTGATGAACAAGACGATGCGCCGGAAGCTCACTTCCCTCGCTCGTCAGGCTGGCAGTGGTATACAGCTGGGAACGATGGAAGCCTTCGGGCGCCAGTGGACCACGTACGCCAATATACCAATCGTGATCGACGACTGGATAACCAATGCCGAGCAATATGAGAACGCCGGCGGCTGGGCTAGCTCAACAGCGACCACCATCTTCGCTCTCAAGCTCGGTCGGGAGAAGCAGGGGTTCACCGTCCTCCATAACGGTCCTGTGCTGACCCCGGACATCCAGAACCTGGGGACCAAGTTCAACAAGAATGAAGACGTCTTCCGGATGGCTGTCTACACGCAGAACGTGATCTACTCCATCAAGGCCTGTGCGGGTTTGGCTGGGATAGATTCGGCGGCATAGAGACAACCGGGGAGACTGAGGAGAAAACGTTTTGGCTGCACCATATATGGCCGAGATATTCGGCCCCGTGGCTATCCTAATCGGCTCCACTGACGTCGTGGCAGGGGATGCTCTCTACTACGACGGCACGGACTGGGAGTTGGCTGACGCGGATGACAATACCAAGTTCGCTGAGCTGATCGCGACTGACAGCTTCAGCAGTGGTGAGAATGGCGTGGGCTGCGTCGGCGGTGTCCTTGTGGACGTCGATGCCCCGTTCACTCAAGGCAATTCCATGTACCTGTCGGCTACGGCCGGCGCTATCACCGCTACCCGTCCGACGGGTGCTGAGAACTTGGCTCAGATCATTGGGTATTGCCTATCCACCAAAGAGGTGAAGGTGTTTATCCCACCTCTCCATGAGGAGACCATCAACCAGGCGCCCATGACGGATGGCACTGCCGTCTACGCTCAGAATACAGACTGGACAGGAGTGCTCCTGGGGGCGGCCTCTGAAGCAGCTGGCTATAGCTTCATGGTGCCACAAAACATGGTGGAGCGGGTGATTGAGTATCTGTGGTGGACTGTGGGAGCTTCCTCCCCCGCCTTGGACGCCTCTGACACGTACACCATCGATGTCTCCGGCGGGGTGGACGATGAGACTACCACCACCACCTCAGATGGAATTGCTGCTGCAGCTCTGACGGTCGCGGACAATGACCTGAATCGGGCTGACGTCTCGGCTGCCTTTGATGGCACTGGCCTCGTCGCCCCGGGGAACATACTCGGGGTGGACGTCGACAAGGCGGCTGAGGGGGCTGCAGGCGATGACCCTCTCATGCTTGGACTGGTCTGCGTATATCGCTGCGTGTAGGGGAGGCCGATGGTTACTCTCAAATACGACCTACCCTATGACCTGACCGTAGAGTCGGTTCCTGAAAGAGGGGCCTCCAGGTTCGGGGGCCCCAAGAGTCAGCCTATCAACATGAATCTGCTGGAGAGCCTTATCCTGAATAACCGGCAGATTAGCACGAAAGACCCAGCTCGGCGTAAGCAGGCGCTGGACACCCTTGGGGTGGCTCTACACCTAACCTTGGCAGCGTTTCGTAAGCTGGGGGTAAGTGCTGGGGATGTGAATCGCCTCAACAATGACTTCGTGGGCAAGCAGGGGAGTGCTCGGCAGACTCTGATGGACACTATGCGGAACCATAGGCGGCGTCTGTCGAACCCCAATGACCTCATCATCGCTGTCCATGACGCGGACAACTGGGTCTGGACTCAAGACGCAACGGGAGATTTATGGACGTACCGACTAAAGTAGACTCCAATGGCAAGACGCGAATGCTTCCTAACACGAAGCCATACGCGATGCGCCTGGAGGAGCCTCCCAAGCCCCCTCGGCCTGGTCTTCCTAGCACTATGGCGATCAAAGGAATGAGGCTGGGGGAGCTGGACACCGTCTTTGACAGTGTGAATGGGACGATTACAATGGGTGGTACGACCTTCACGGCTCTCGAGTGGTTCGAGTTCCGCTACCGTGCTGACCTCCTCTTCGAACGAGCAGGTAGGATGGAGCGGGTGAAGCCACCTAGTAACCCCGATGTCGAAGGATCGTCTAGCTTTCTGACTAGGAACGTGAAGACGATCCTTAGGCTAGACCGAGGGATGATCCAGGAGATTCCAGCTCCCAATGGTCCATACGATGAGGCCCATATCGAGTGGATGAAGGAGCGGTACTCCATGGTCATAACCAAGGAGGAATATGCAAACTAGTGTAGAGCAAAAGGTATCGTGTGGCTGTGGGAAAGAGATTGCCGGTAAGGGTATGAACGGCCATCTGCGGTCCAAGTTCCACATGGATTGGGCAAAGGCTGCAGCGGCCGATCCGAATACCAGCGTGTCATCGGATCCTGTGGTGGATGACACGTTGGGCCTGCAGACTCCGGAACCTACCCTCAATGGCACGTCTGAGGACATAGCGGCTGAGGTGAAGCGGATACTGGCCGACCCTAAGCTCCTCGCTGAGGTGATGGAGAAAGCGAAGCCCGGACCCGTCCCCATGATACCTGACGAAGAGGCTATCCTCGCCCGAGCTAGGGCAGGAGCTGATCCTATTGAGCTTGCCAAGGATCTCAGGGCAGTCTTCATAAGCAACGACTGGCCGAGTCCAGCTCACCCTCAGACACAGTTGGACTGGCTGAAGCAGCACAATATTCCAATACGGACGTTGCCCCGGCATATGGACCCAGATATGGTTCGGCAGTATATGAACAACTGGTATGCCGAGCTGAAGGATGCCGGCTGGGGCACGACCTGGGAGATTAGGTAATGGCCGAAGTAATGCCCCATCGGGACATCGTTATCCACGCAGAGCAGCTGGCCTTGGGCGCCTCAGCGGAGACTCTCGTTGATGCCGGGGCCACGATTCCGGAGAATACCGGGGACGTGGTCATCGTCACTCCTTCTGGGGACTCCCTTCACTGGGCGCCGTCAGTAACTCCGACGTCTACTCTAGGGCGTAGGATTACCCTTGGGCACCCGGGTAGAATACCCCACCAGTTCCATAAGACAGCGAAGATCATCTCCGACGATGCTGCAGACGTGACCTGCCAGCTGATCTACTTCCGCGGTTCGGCGAATCAGATTATCACCGCGTCAAGGAGTGAACCCAGGTAATGGCCGGCCAAAGGCGCTTCATGAAGATCCAGGCGAACGTCTTCAAGATGATTGACGCCGTCGCCATCACTGCTGGGACACCAGCTGCGGTGTGGACGGCGAACGGCGATCTGAGGATTCGTCTCCTTGGCTGGTCCCTGTCAGCCTCCGCTGCTGCGGCTCTGGAGTTTCAGGATGAGGCGGCTGCGGGTACTGTGATTGCCCAAACTCCTCTGCTTGCGATAGCAGAGGTTCACAATAGCCCGGATCTTGGGGATGGGGTTCTTCTTGGAGCTGGGCAAGACCTAGACCTGGACGTCACAGCCAACGCAACTATCTCTGGGATGGTCTGGGGCGTGGAAGAAGGATCCGGCTACTGAACATTGGGCCAAAAGGAGAGTACTGTGGGAAATCAAGAAGCTACGGCATCAGAGTGTTATGAGTGCGGATGTTCTTTCAGTGAGGATAATCCTAGCTATGGCAGCTTGATGCCTCGGGCGCCACACTTCGTGGAGAGAAAAGCCAGCGGCGAGATCATTGAGGCGAAGGGATTCAACTGGGACTATCGAGTCTGTCTGCCGGATTATAAGAAGCAGTTCGCAGAGGTCTATCCGGGTGAATCTATGCCGCTGGGAGTTAGAAAGGCTGAGGCCAGAATTGCTGCGTCAGAGGCATACGCAGATGCTATGGCTGGAGGTGAGTAATGGCAGGAGCCAAGTATTACGCGAGTGGGGAGCAGAACCTATTGAACTCTTCGAAATCAGCCTTATCATTGGTAGGAGCTGCTTCTAGCCCTAACAGGGCCTGGGTAGGGGATCTAGTCGTGGGGAATGTTGGAACTCCCGCTGACCTCGCCGGCACCTATATTGTGGAGAGAACCACAGATGAGGGGATCGGAACAGACGTCGTCCCGACTAAGATGGATATAGCCGATGCAGCGGCTTTAATACAGGCAAATGAGAATCACGCCCAAGAGCCAACGCTTTCTGGTGGTAAGGTTCTTGAGACTCCGGTGAACCACCGTGGGACTTTCCGCTGGATTGCGCCTCCTAATGGAGAGATAGTGACTCCTGCTACGGCGACGGACGGCGTCACCGTTCACTCTCTGCATCTCTCAGCCTTAACCCTGTTCAGAGCCGAGGCATGGTGGACGGAATAGATGAACTACATCAAGGAGCGGTCCAAAGGTAAAGGGACTCTCCTCTTCACCACAGACACGGAACGGGCACCGAGTGACGAGTGGTTCACGATCACGTGTCCACATCATAATGGCATCTTTATTGTAAAGCCTGGTTCTGGTGTAGAGCGGGGCTGGTGCCATATGTGCAATGCTCCTACCTGTGGAGCTACAGCTTGTAGTACGGCTTTGAACGGCTGCATACCTTTTGAGAGAAAACTTGAAAGGTATGAGAGGCTGAACCGGTATAAGCCGGAGCTCGGGTACGTCATAGGGAGCCTCAATGGCTGACACCAAAGTATCAACTCTCACTGAGCTTGCTGCTGGTCCCGCCGAGACCGACGAGGTATACATACGTGATGTATCTGAGGCAGCAGCAGATGAGTCCAAGCGAATAACCGCTGTAGAACTACTTAACCCCGAGAACTTCACAGAACTCGCAGCTTCCCCAGCCACCACCGATGAGGTCTTTATCAATGATGGCGGAGTTGGGAAGAAGATTACAGCAGCCAACCTCTTAGGGGCGGCAATTCAGAACTTCGACCTTTCCACATTCTTATTGGTGGGGAATGGTGGCTCTACTGGCCTTGCCATCTCAGCTAATGGCGAAGTCACGATGGCAGCCCAACCCTCATTCAACGTCCCAGGAGCCGCTAGAGCCAATGAGACAGGTGATGCAACCATCTACACGGTAGTCTGGGGTACGGAGACTGAGGATAGAGGCGGGGACCATGATGGCACGACATTCACATGCCCTGTTGCGGGGCTTTACAGATTTACTATAAATTGTGGCGTATCTGCTTTGGCTTCTGGACACACCGATGTCCGCGTTACATTGGTAGGTAGCGCCACCGCTACCTCGGAGAATCAACTGAATGGGTACGCTATCCTTAACGCTGCAACTACTCTCCTGAGTGTTCAGCACAGTGTACAGGTTGAATGTAGTGCCTCAGACACAATAACTGTAACTTTCCAGGCTAGTGGGGGATCTAAGGTAGTAGACTTAAATGTTGGCCCCGACGGGGAATGGAGTGGAGAGCTAGTCGTATGATATGCTTCCCGGCTGGCATAAACATAAGTCAAGGGGAGAGTGAGTGCTTCTGCCATATTCAGTCAGAATCATTTGACGGTTGGCTGCGTAAGGAGCTTGAAGCCAAGGCATCAGACTGTCAGAGAATACTAATCAGGAAGTGGCTGCCCACACTATACCAAGACTCCGCCGTAGAGAGTATCCCAAAGGATGAAGATGCCCTGGCCGCGATGATAATAGCAAGGCCAGATTACTTGACCTTCAAACAGAGGCTACAAGTACGGGTGGACAGGGAGATGGAGATATTCACCCGCCGGGCAATCCCCAACCAGGTGCCTCCACAGCTACCTCCTCTAGTCCGCCTTAATGCTTACGCATCGAAGACCAGGGAGACTACCATAACCATCTGCCCCAATGGAGTAGATGTAGCTGATAGTGCCTGTGCCTGCATCCTGGACAGTGAGCAGAGCATAGAGAACTGGATTATAGGTGCCATACTGGGGAGGATAAATAAGGGGAAGAAGGCAATGCTCCGTCAGTATAGGCCCATAGTTGTAGCGGATAAAAGAGTCCCTGCCCTGCCGGGGACTGAGGAAGAACTTCTCTCCCTAATTACGTCACGGGCTGATTACATGACCATGCCTGAGCAGAAGGCAGAGATTGAACGCAGGATCAGGGTTGAAGCAGAAGAGAAGGAAGCTCAGCGGATATCTGAGGCCGAGAGACCACTGGATGCGTCTGACTGATGTTAATCTTCACACCACAGGTTGCTGGAGGTCTCCAACTGGAGGACGGTCTTGGGAATCTCCTCCTTGAGAATGGTGATACTCTCGTTCTAGAGAACTTCACTGCTGAACTAGCAGTCCAGGTTCTAGATGAAGCTCCTGTTCTCCCAATCCCATACCGATATCATCTCCCCTACCTCTTCTTTGAGCCGGAGGAGGCAGGGTTCGCGACCTTCTACGACGCTTGGCAGAACCCTCCAACTACGCTGATGCCGGAGTATTCATCCGAATATCTCTATGGGGCTGTCCACAACTTCCCATACTTCTTCATGCAGCTGGCGCCCCCGATCTTCCCTGTTGACGGTACGCGGGTAGCGTCTCCAACAAACACAAGGCCTGGATTCCTAGGTGTTGGTAGAGCTCACACGACGCGGAGACCAGCCTGATGCCTGAGGAGACGCACTATCTAAAGCAGAATGATGTCGGTGGAGTCATTGAGAGGACGCTGAGGGACGGCTTTGGAGTCCCTGCTAACCTCACTGGCGCGACGGTGGTATTCTCCATGAGAGTGAAGCCTGCAGGCACTGTCAAGATTAGTGCTGCAGGAGCTACCTTGGTGACAGCTGTAGACGGTCTAGTTAGATACACCTTCACGGCGGGTAACACTGATACAGCGGATGAATATGAGGCTGAATTCCAAGCGACCTACTCCAATGGAGACGTCCAAAGCTACCCGGAGGATGGCTATATCCCGGTGGTGATTACGGACGATATTGCGTAATGGTTACGACTACTAGGGTCAACCTGAGAAAGGAGGTCTCCGAGGCAACAGGGGATCACTTCTCTTTTACGGCGTCTGCTGATGGGACTACGAAGTCCTTGATTGCGGCTTCGCTGAGGAATGAGGTAGGTGGGACTGACCCGAATGGTTTCATCGGCCAGTATTTCTTGTCTACTGATGGAAACAACAGCGGGGAGCAGCAGCGCTGCGATACCTACTCTCCCGACACGAACGACGGACCACTGGTCGTCTTCCAGTCTACCTTCACAAACGCCATCTCTAACGGAGATGGATTCGAGATGCACAGAATCAACCCCGTCCAGAAGCACACGGCCGTTGCACAGGCTCTAGCGGAGCTCTACCCGGTCCTCTACCTGCCAATCAAGGATGAAAGCCTCATCGTGGACAGCAGGATCCTCAATGGTGGCTTCGAGGACTTTGACTCCACTGATCCCGACAATTGGACGAAGAGTGGGACTGGGACTCCTTCCAAAGAGACGACCATCGTCTTCCACGGATCCAACAGCTTCAAGATGCTCGAGACGAGTGGAAGCGCAGTCCTCCGGTACTACCAGGATATGGACATTGCCTCCATCAGCGGGATCGCCGGCGTTGCGGCCGTCTTCAAAGCCTGGGTGTACGCCACGGCGGCATCTACAGCTCGAATCATCATAGACTTCGGGTCGTCTGAGGAGGCCAGCGACTATCATGGGGGGTCGTCTGAATGGGAGCAGTTGACGGTTTCTTCAGCTGTTCCCACAGACGCCACCAGGGTTAGAATCACGCTCGAGGTGATCGCGAGTGGGACTGGCTATTTCGATGGAATGTGGGCTGCGGTGGATCCGGTCTACCGGTATACGGTCCCTAACAGCATCATCGCTGGCCCCACCAGGATTCTTCAGCAGCATAATGAGGCTCTACCTAAGGGCCCTTACTACCCGATTCCTGAGGGTGCTGCACCCACCCAAGGGAGGATTCTACGACTCGAGGGGGAGGGCGTGCTCTCTCGCCCTTCCTCCGAGTCGGGAACGACTGAGCTAGTAGAGCCAAGACTCTCCTTATTCAGGGCGATGGCCGCGTTGAAGCTGGTGAATATCTTGGGAGAGCAGTCTGCCTCCGAGCAGATTACGATGCTAGAGAAGCGTGTAGAGGGCTGGGAGAAGACGGTGATGCGGCTCTCACGTCAAGCTGGGATACGTATGCCAAGGCTGCCTGTGGATTCCTTCAAGGGGGTATGGAGTGTGAGTCAGGATTCCACCGGTCGGGTCATTGAATCTGTGGTCTCAAGACGTGGGACGGACTTCAGTACCGCCTGATGGTCGCTGGGCTCACACATGACATAAAACTGTCTGACTTTGACACCCGGAATGCTCGGGGATTCATGTATTCCCGAGACCGGCGTACCCGTCATCGACGCTTCATGGTCAGGGAGGCGCCCGGCGCCCCTGAGAGGGGTATGACCATGGGGGAGATGACCCAGGCGGAGCAATCTCCTGTCTACGAGCTGGTGCATTACGTTGACTTCTGGGGGAAGGGGATAGGGGGCAGGAGATGGATTGACCCCGAGGACCGGGGTAAGCTGAAGATCTCGAAGAAGATCCTCACCTATCCCCGCGGCTCTCTCTTACCAGCGAAGGAGCTTCGGAATACCACCCTCTCCTCTGCAGCTGATGAGAAGATCCCTACAGGGTTCGCGGTAGCTCCTCGGGATACTTCGTCCGGCGCCACTGGGGGTTATGAGGAGACCGAGCTCTGGGCCTTCGTCGGTCGAGACGTATATTCCGGTGGGGACGACAATTGGACCCTGGAAACAGAGCCTCAGGCTCTTGCTGTGTACTACCGGAATGGGGTCACCTTCGGGAAGTGGGTCGTGGCTCCTGCTTGGTGGGGTGGGACGGACATGCCCGACGTGGCGATGCCGTACATCTTCAAGGACTCCATCACGGCGAACTGGACGGCCTCAACTATCACCGCTGGCAGGTTCAAGCACTTCGCCGTCGCTAAGAACAATGCTGGCAATGATCTGCTCTGGGGTGGTAACCACGTATTCTACACAGGAAAGACGCTTGACGGTGCTCACAATAACAGCACGACCTCACTGACGGCGAGTGCTTCCATTGATAGCGACATCTCGGTGGGGGACATCATCATCTGCGGTGTTGGGGATGACGCGGAGCAGGAGCCGATGCTCGTCACCGCTAGGTCCGGAACCTCCATCACAGTCATCCGGGCCTACGGATCCGCAGCCGTCACCTATGAGGGAGGGGAGCAGATTCATGTCTACTCTCCCCACGGGATTAAGTCCTCCAGCGACCCCTCAAATTCAGGTTCCTGGTCCTCAATAACCACGATCGGGGAGAAGGAGTACGCGATCCAAGGCCTAGCGGTCCATGAGGACACCAATACCCTCCTGATCGCCAAGCAGGATGGTCTCTGGCAGCAATACGCGGAGCCTATTGCTCAGCGGCTCTTCGTCCGCAACCTCACTATTGACTACCGCGGTCAGGGGCACCCGGTCAACTTCGTTGGAATCCATGTCTACCAGGGGCATACTCTGCTCCCTCTGGGTGGCGGGGGCCTTCTCGACATGAACGTGGCGACGGGGGAAATCGTCGACATCAGCTTTTCCCTCTCTGCCCCGGATGAGACTAAGCTCCACGGCCAGGTGCTCTACCTGGAGAGTGGCCCCACCTGCCTGTTCATGGCGCTGAAGGACAAGGATGCCGAGCTGATACACCTTCTAGCCGGCCACCTTATCACCGTCGACGGAGTGACCAACTGGGCCTGGGAGATGATCGGGGAGGCTGGAGCAGGAGCTGCTATCACCGACCATCAGACTATTCTCTTTCACGACGCCACACGGGACGACCACGACCGGCTTTGGATCGGCTTCACAGAGGCATCGGTAGAAGAGGTGCCTCACTTCCTGCCGACCAGCGACAGGGATAAGACCGACGGGTATAACAATGACGGAGACGGCTATGCAGACCTGCTAGACATCGACTTCAACCTGCCGAGGATTCCCAAGACCCTGGTGGATATAGACGTCGAGTCGAAGAATCTTCTTGCCTCCGCAGGGCGCCAGTGGGAGTTCCAGATCCTGATCGATGACCCGACTGGTACGTTCGTGGCGACAGACGCTGTGAACGTCTCTCCCTTCCAGACCATAGAGCTGCCGGCTGGATCCCAAGGTAGGGTGCTGCAGATTAGGGCAGTCCCCAATGCCACCTCGGTGACCACCATTGGGGCAGAGATTCTCAGTGTCCGAGTGAAGGCCTACCTGCAGCCGGATCCCCAGAAGGTACTCCCCATGTCACTCTATCTAGCTGATAACCAGATGGGGTTGAATGGCGTGGTGAATTCCACGTTGCAGGGAGACCTGAATCAGTTGAACGCCTGGAATGAGGATGCCGGGGACTTGATCCTTACTACGCCGGACGGGAAGGTCAGGAACGTCGTCTTCCTCCCTGGTACAATGGTCGTGGAAGAGCACTTTAAGCAGCTGGGGAGGCGATCAGAGTACACCGTCACCTTCCTTCTTGCGGAGATATGATGCGTGATCCTCTACATAATCAACAGGAGCATGTGCTGGTGGAGGATGCGATTCGGCATGTCATGCTGCCTACGGTAGACGACCCGGCTACTCCTGAGCATCGGCTGACGTTCATGCTCAACCTGATGAACCAGAGACTAGACGCCCTCCCAGAGAGGATTGCTGAGGCGTTGAACGGGGACGGGAAGAGCAGGTGGACGAAGATAAAAGAGAAAGCCCCACCCGTTATTGGGTGGAGCTCTCTGTTCGGTCTCTTCGCGGCTATCTTGAAGATGCTCTAGCTGACTTCTTCCCCCCTCCTTCACAGTAGTGGCGCCCTACTCTATGCCGGTGGATGCGCCCCTTCCAGAGGAGAATCCAGCGTAGGCAGTCGGGGCAGCGGCCATAGCTTGGACTCACAAGCTTACTCCTTCTTCCTCTCCACCAACAGCCATGGACTCCCTTCCTCCTTTGAGGCTTCCGTAGCTGCTTTTATGATTTCAGGACTGACGCCGGCATCCACCAAGCTCTTCTTGAACTTTGGTGGCTTCTGAGTGGTGGTGGTCCGCCAGGTGATCATATGCTGGTCCAGGGAGAACTTCTTCTCGTCGGGGAACTCCTCCAGGATCACCTTGAGGATCTCCTTCTGGGCGTCCTCTATCTCCTCCATCTGCTGTCTGATTTCTCGGGCCTGGAGAAGCTTCACGCAGACCTCTTCAATTCCAGGGTGGTCTAGCTCTAGCGGCTTTGGTGCTTTAACGGCCATCTCTCTCTCCTTTGATCTCTTCCATTAGGTCATTTCTCTCCAGTTCTTTCCTACCTTAGTCTCCACCTTCACGGGCACTGAGAGTCGCACGGCGTCCTCCATCATTGGGACTATGAAGACCTTCCAGTTCTCCATACCGGCATCCGGAAGTTCCCACATCAGCTCATCGTGGATCTGGAGGAGCCAGTTCGGACCTCTTACTCCATCTCTGTTCTCCGCTCTCCAGATGTTCACCATCGCCAGCTTGAGGATCCCTTGTGCGCTGCTCTGGATGGGCATATTGATTGCCTTCCGCTCCCCATCTCCACGATACCTGGGAATTGGGCATCCCATCTCTGGTGTATAGCGGATCCTCCCGAACATGTCCTTCACGAAGCCATTGAGTCGAGCGAAGGAGAGAATACCATCCTGCCAATCCCTGAGCTCTGGCCGGAGCTTATAGTAGTCCTTGATGAAATTCTCGCAGCGCCGTTCGTCCCATCCTTCAATCCCTTCTGACTCCATCTGGGTGAGGAGACCATAAGGTGAGAGCCCGTAGAGGACTCCGAAGCCAAGGGTCTTCGCGGCATAGCGCTCCGCGGATCCCTTTTCTACCACCTTCCCATACATCTGGTTGGCGGTCTCTGTGTGAATGTCCCGGTCTTCCCAGAACAGGTCGATCATGGACTTGCACTGAGCTAGGTGTGCGGCGACTCTCATCTCTATTTGGGAGTAGTCTGCAGCAAGGAGGCTCCAGTCTGGTGCCCGTGAGACGAAGGCCTGTCGTACCAGCTGACCCAGCTCGGTTCGGACTGGTATCTGCATGAGGTTAGGCCGGCGCATGCTCCAACGCCCAGTCCCTGTCCTGGTCGGGTTGATGGTGGGGTGGATCTTGCTCTCTGAATCTGCCCACTTGTAGAGGGGGTCAGAGAAGGAGTTCTTCAGGTGGGCTAGATGCCGGTACTCCTCCACCAGCTTCACGACAGGGTGCTTGATCTTCGCCAGCTCGTCGGACTCTACCGAGGGCAGGCGAGTCTTCTTCGTCAGCTTCGTAGGCTTAAAGCCCAGGTGGTAGAAGAATAGGAGACGGAGTTCCTTGTCACTGTTCGGGTTGAAGCGCCAATATCCACTCTCTTGACATGGTTGGCAGACGGATTCCGTGCCAAGGAACTCTGGACCACCGCATCTTGGGCACTTGATTTTCAGCAGGGCGAAGATCTCCTCACTCTTCTCCTGCATCAAGGCCATGTAATGCTCACTGAGCCACTTAAGGTGCTCCCGGTCCACCGTGATGCCGTTCTTCTCCATCTCCCGGGCGATGGGGAGAGTCTGCCGGTCTATCTCATACGCGAATCGGACACCCTTAGCATCGAGCTCCTCAGATAGGACACGGTGAACCCGGAGGGTGGCGTCAGGGTCTCTCGCCGAGTAGTAAACGGCGTCCTTCCGGGGGATGTCTTCGAGATTTGCGTCAGGCATAGTGCCAAGAACCGCCTCAATAGCTTTTCTCTCTCGGACATCAATATTATGCCAACGACTCCAGGGATCAACTGGTCCATCTTTCAGCACCTTCCCTGACGCTAGGTCCGCCAGGATCTTCTTGATCTTCTTGGTGATGTGATTCGGGTGCTTAGCGACGATGGAGTAGGTATTGTCCTTGACGTTCCACTTCTCGTCCTCAATGAGGGGCGGATCCGGCCACATGTCCCCGAGCTGGAGAGGTTCTCCCGTCTTCGCCGCAGCCTTGATTGCCTTCTGCGCCTGCGCGGTGGTCAGGGGAACGTCTGGGTGCTTCTGCAGCGCTGTCTGCAGGTAATAGAGAGCCTTCCCCCTCCTGTGACCGCTGATGGTGTCCATGTATGACTTCATCTCCATCCCGCAGAGGCGCCAAGCGAGCTCCTTAAGACCTTGTGGAAGCCCGAGGCAATATGCCATCGCCATCGTATCGTCGGTGTGAAAGGGAAGGTCAGCGAATTTAGAGTCAAACATGTAATTGTGGACAACCATGTGCTCCACTTCAGAGAGGTTGGGCTTCTCGGGACCATCTAGGAAGATAGCGGCTCCTGGCTCAACTGCTAGTTGGGTGCTCCAGAGGCTGTCTCCTATCGTCTCTGTGTCTAGCGCAACAACTCCTTGTTCACGGTAAGGCATAGGCGCATCTCTAAAGCCTGCAGCTGCACCCACGTCGTAATACTCTTCCTTCCCAGCCCACTCATCCACCGGCCGCTTAATCTCCTCCCCCCTCACTAGTTTCCCAAGGACAGCGAAGTCCTCTTGGATAAATCTCATGTTTCCGGTGTCGTAGAACCCCGACGCTGGGTGATAGGCGGGGAGGAGGATTGTTCCCTCTCCAGCAGCGCTGTAAACGTGCGGTCGTTGAAGGCTACCGTGTGAACCCTCCAGCGCGTTCGTGCTAACTGGTTCAGTGTCTCCATCCCCTTCGTCTGCTCCGACTCGTCGAAGATGTGTAACCGGTATTCCATGACGGTGTTCAACGGTCTCTCCTTCACCCAACAGGAAGTCTGTCGCGACCTTCCCGAGGGTCATGATAATCTTCGGCTGGAAGAGAGCGATCTCCTTCATCCGCCATCGCTCTCCACAGAATTGGGCCTGGGCTGGAGTAGGGTCGGCATTCCCCTCTGGCCGGCACTTCACCGTGTTGGAGAAGAGCACCTCGTCCCTGGTTAGATCACACTTCTGGAGCAGAGCGTCAAGGTATTGCCCAGCATGTCCAACCCAAGGCTGTCCCTTGGCGTCTTCGTTCTGTCCAGGTGCCTCCCCGACGATCATCACCTTTGCGTCGACAGGGCCTACCGCGGGGACTGGGCCCTTGCACTTTGCCCTGAGGTCGCAGGAGGTGCAGCTACGGTTGACGTCATACAGCGGCGTTTTGATCATGGGCTGCCTCCTCCACGTACTTCTCTGCTCCGGCCTTCATGATGATCACGACGTCGTCGTCCTGCAGAAGCCTCCAGGCTTCCCAGAGATTCCCACTTCCACCTAGATCGTCTGTGCTCTCAACCAGCATGATGATTCTGTCCACCAAATCTGAAGGGAGGAGGGCATAGAGGGTCTCAATGTAATGGTGCTTGTAGTAGCGCCTTGCTCCTAAGACACGTCTGCCCAAGTCCCTCCCATATCGTTCCTTCATCTCGGCGTTCAGCCAATCCGATATAGCGTCTGTGAACTCACGCTCCATGATGATGCTCCTCTCCTCCTGGCATTTCTCTCTCTTCCAGCAGCTCTCTCAGATCCGAGGCCTCCCCAAACATCTGGTATAGCTGAATCCCGAAGGAGAGGCCACCGCACCAGACATTCATGAGGGCCCCTCGTCGGTGGTACATGCAACAGTTTATTGGCTTCGACTTCCCAATCTCCATCATGTAATCCAGCATGGCCTGATACTCCCCGGGTAGCTTTCGCGCTACGTAGGGTTCGACAGAGGTATGCTCCCTGATGACGTTGAAGAGGTTGGTCAGCTGCTCGGCGAAGGTCATGAGGGCGTCTCTTCATCTGCGTTCTCCAGCTCTGTCAGCTCCCTCAGCGCTTCCTCAAGCTGCGTAGTCTTGTTCCAGAGCTCTGCTTCTATCTCTATAAGCTCACTCTCCAGCTCCTGAATAGCCTCCTTCTCAGCTAGATCAGTGGCATGTATCTGGCGGCAGATTTCGTGCCCGGTGAATCCATCCCTTAGGTCAGACTCATCCACCTTGGGCCTGTCGTCTATACATATCTGGCAAATCATGTCTGCAACTCCGTCACTGCTGAATGGGCTATGACCTCTCCAAACCCGAAGATATTCTTCCAGTCCTCCTTTGAGGCGTTCCCCATCTCCTGCACTGTCCCGAACGTCTGCTCCACGGCGAGGCTCCGCTCCCACTCGATGTAGTTCAGCTCCTTCGCCATTCTCCTGATGAGACTCGGCCGCAGCATCACCGGGGACATAGGTGGTACGTAGAATTTCCTGAGGCTGTCATGGTCATCCGGCGCCGTCTGGAACATATCCCAGAGATAGTAGATTTCCCTGATGGTCTCCTTCAGGTTGCGGGTGAAGATCACCTGGACGTTCATCATATAGTGGATCTGGTAGAGGTACGCCTTCAGTCTCTTGTAGGTCGTCTCGGTCTCCCGGGCTCCCTTCCTCTGCTTCACATGGCCGTCAGGGCCCTCTCGGATGCTCCCCTCGATGATCAGGGCCTGCCGAGTGAACCCTGCGGCGTACGCGTTCCTCACCTGGTTGAGATGGCGCCCATCATCTATGCAGGCCAGGAGGTCGGGCACCTTCTTCCGGTCCCCACAGAATCTGAGAGGGCCTCCTTCTGGGTGCCAGCCTTCTTCACTGTCAATCTGGAAGTCACCATGCTGAATCGGGATAGGGAGGCTGATGCCGGGGTAGTCTCTCTTGAAGCCTCGGACCAGGTCACGGTCATTCGCTGCCGTAGTTAGGTAGATCCCCCTCATAGGTCACTCCCACACCATCGCCGACAATACTGGGAATGGCACGGCTGGGGTCACCTGCCCCTGGAGCATCCCGTTCTGCCGACTCTTGATGATCTTCTGGACTCGGTTCCCAGTGCCATCCTGGTAGAGCTGGGCGACGACCTGCACCTGGTACATCATGTCCTTGTAGCCCTTGATCTCATACTCGTTGGGCTTCTGGAAGACGGTCCCCCATTTGTGGATGAAGATCCCGTTCAGCTGCGTGTCATCGAGCATGGACCGCACGATGGAGCGTAGCGGCGCCTGATACTGCTTGTGCCGAGTCGGGGGTATCTCGTTGATCTTCCCCACGAAGGCCCACTCTGCTAGCTCTACGAGCTCTGTGAAGGTATCCCAGATGATGGTCCCGCCTGTCCCGCGGAGGAGGTTCTTCACAAGACGGAACTTGGTCATCAGGTCATCCCAGATGGCCTTATACTCAGCCTGCGTTCCAGTGTCAGGCCAATCTATAGGGAGGACTGTGACGTCCTTACCAGCCTTAACTGCTTTCTGGATGACGCCTTCAGCACCATGGTCGATGTCGAAGTAGGCGATGGGATCCGGGGCAGTGAGAGCCCTGTCACTCTTCCCCATGCCACCATCCCCGGTGTATACCATGACGAGGCGCTGCGCAGCTATCTCGGCTGAGGGCTTGTACCCGCCAATCTCAAGTAAGCCGGCGAGTGGGCTAGGCGCTGCTGATGTCTCCGTCGTCATCAGGAATCACCCCCTCTTCGCAGTCTACGTGCTCTCGTATATCAGGGTCGAAGTACCCGACCCGATATCGCTCTCCCACTTGGATAACCCGCCCACACTTTTGGCAGGTCATGGGCTTAGGTTCTGTTACCATACTTCTTCCTCTCCACCATTGGTTTCATTCGTAGTAAGGATTGCCAGTTCTCCATCAGCTCCATCGCCGTGAAGTCGATGATATGCAGCCATTGGGTCATGTCGGGTGGCCTGCCACCTATGTTGAGGACCGGGAACCAGCATTGCGTGACGCCGGCCATCCAGCAATAGGCCTTGGCTTGGATCATATATCGTTCGTTCTCCGTTGGTAGCTCCACGTCCTTCCAGCGAGTCTTGCACTCCCAGACAGCGACTGGAGGACCATTGTGGATGACTCCATCAAGAGAGCCGACGACGCTATCCACCTCGAGTACGAGGGGTCCGTGAAAGCTGTCTCCGTGGTCAAAGACGAGGCCTCTCTCTATGGCCTCACATTGCGCCACCTCCCAGAGCACCTTCTCCCAGATGAGGCCAAAGCTGCCGAGGTTCTTCACCCACTGAGGGAGGTCGTCCTCCTCTTCCTTCCTGAGACCTAGAGTCTCAAGAAGGGCGTCACGAAGGTCACTGACGTGGATCTTCGACTCGTTTCGGAAGGCAGGCGGGTTGAAAGTGTCGGCTACGTTCTGAAGGTCTAGCTGGACGGACTCGATGTTCATTACTGCCTCAACCAGAAGATGGCTTCGCTCAAGGCCAGCCATGTCCTCCGTATCTGGCCTGTCTCCAGAAATGCCTTTGCGATTATCAGGTAGCCGCAGGCGGTGCTCTCCTCTTTTGTCATGATTCTCTCCTTCAAAGTGGTGGTGGGGACACCGGGGGTTTAAACCGACATCCCCTCTTACGCCCTACCCTTATCTTCTCCTCGCGCGGAGAGGGCCTGGGACCACCGGAGGGTTATACGGCAGGGCCGAAGCCCCTCTAGATGCTGAGAGTGTCCCCGGTGATGGTGACCCCAGCTACTACCAAGGCCTCGGCTACGGCGCCTCCCATTACCAGGTTCATCATCTCCATCTTCTCGTCTGCTCCCCGAGTCTTGAAGATGTACAGGCTGAGGTCGTCCTTCTTCCTGTGACCTTCCGTCTCTGGGTCGGACAGCATAGCCATGGCGGACTCCACCACTTTGGCGACAGCCTCATCATTGGCTACAGCCGTGACGATTTGCTCTTGCTCTGCAGTTGCCACAGCTGTTGCCGTTGCAGCTGCCGGGACAGCCTGCTCACTGGTTCCATTGGCGTCGATGACTGCCACGTCTGGAGGCTTGGGAGCGTTCGGGGTAGCCTCACCCCACGGGAACTGGTATAGCTCCAAAGGCAGCACCAGCTGAGAGCTGTCTCCACGCTTGACCTCTTCCTGGTCAAACTTTGCGTAGAGGCCTACCAGCAGAGCCGCGATCTTGGACTCTTCTCGAAGCTTCTGCTCTGGATACCCGGCATTGACCAAGGCCTTGGTCAGCTGGTAATAGTTGCAGTTGGTCTTGAGGGTGCCGGTGTGAATCTCCGACCCGTCTGCTGCCACTGTGAACCGGGCTGGGTCTCCAATGGAGTAGAACTGGTTGAAGACCACGCCTTCATCATTCCGGAGGTCCACGAAGGCAGCGACGGCGACGGCCTGCTGGTTGTTCGTCGCCAACACCGGGATCATGACGTCGGTCCCGTCAGGGTTCTGTCCTACTCCCTTCTTCACATACTTGTGGATTCCGAATCTAGCTGCTACGACGAGCAAGTCTCCCCTGGGGAAGTCCCCACCCTCGGTAGCATCACTGGGTGCGTTAGACATTGGGGCCATAATAGTAATCTCCTTGTTCTAGTTTGAGTCGATATCTTGCGACCGTTCTCTCTGAAAGTCCGTGCTTCTCAGCGATAGCTCTGAGGCTACCTCCAATGGCTATGTCCTTAAACACCTCCTGTCTACGCCTTGCCGTCTCAGTGCTCGGTGCTCTCTGACGACGGGCTTTGATCCTATAGACCGTGCGCTCCGTGATGCCTAGAATCTCTGCGGCTGCTGTAGGACTGGTGGCTTGATCAATGATCACCTCCATCTGCTTGTCCTTTTGCTGCTTCCTCCAGACCAAGTAGGGCCGAGGATTGTCATGCTTGCAGACGGAGAGCGGACACTCCAGGCACCGCGGGTGGACATCACAGCCATCGTCGCCGTACTCTATGTCAGAGGCCTTACGATTCACGATTCCTCTGAATTGGCGCCGGGATAAGATCCTGGCTCTTCGGGTTCACCCGTTCATGAAACCATTCCGGGGCAAACTCCTTATTGTCCTTCCAGAAGTGAGTCCAATGGTCATCCACGATGATTACTTCACAGGTATCACTTTCCCTCCTATTTCCTCTGGCAGCTCCCTGCACTAAGGTCTTCATGGCCTCCCAATCAGAGTACGTCTCGTCGAGCTCTTTCCTAGCCTTCGCCAGCGGTGTATTGGTGAAAGGCCAGGGCACCTTGCCCCAGATGATGACCTCACATTCCTTGCCGGGGAAGTCATAGCCGGTGGTAACCGAGGGAGACACCAGGATGGTCCCAGGGCTCGACCTCTTGAACCTGTTCACGACTTCGATGATATTCCTCGGCGTATTAACGAGCATATCCTCACTGAAACGACTGTTGGCCCTGATGATTTCAGCTCTCTCATAGCTGCCGGTATGGATGATGGTCTTTCGATCCCTCCTTGTGCGTAGAATATTATCAATGGTGGCAACCCACTCGATCCTCATGGCCTCGGTCCACTTATAGTCCACTCGGATGGTCTTGACGTGGATGAACGGGGCCCTGGCGGGGTCGAACTGGGTGTTGGATTGTATCCAGGTTGGGTTCGGGATTCCAAGCTCCTTAGCTGCTCGAGGAGTCATCACTGCCGACATCACCAGGATCTTTGGGACATTCAAGAAGAGCGCCTGGTTGTGGACTCGTGGGTCAATAGGGGTGAAGTGCATGATCCCCTTCTCATATTCAGGAACCCACTCATCCCGAGCTCTAGAAAGCTTGCCAACCTTGGCGGCTAGCTGGCGAATCCACTTGTAGTCCGATCGGAGAGCTGTCGGGACATCTGCTCCCGCGTAGCCCTGGACCTCCTCCCTTAGGTCAGATTCCTCCCTGGTAAGCTCAGGGAGAATGTGTGTGGCGTGGGACTGCCACCACTCCCAGGTCTCATCTGCCTGTGACTCAAACCTGTCCAGTTCCTTGTGGTCCAGCTCCACCTTCTTGTAGGACTCGATCCACCTCGCCGCGGTGTGCGCCTCGTCGAGTATGAGGAGACCAAAGGGGTTCCCAGAGGTCACCGGGGGGATGTTGGAGGGCAGGTGGGACATCCCGTCACTATACCCATGCTGGTGGAGCCAGTACGAGTAGTTCGTGCTCACCAGGTTGGCATCCTTCACCTTCGCCAGCCGGCTGAAGTATTGGCAGCTGTCTCGAGTCGGGCACTGGAAGCCATAGGTGCAGGGCGCGCTGTCGGTGAAGAAGGTCGGGTATTCGTTGCAGACGTAAGACCCCCGGCCCATGATCTCCTTTAACTCAATCTCCCCGAAGTCGTCCATCAGCTGTGCCTGGAGTCCCTTCGTGCTGGTCAGGTATGCCGTCCTGGTCTGCCCCCAGAACGCTGTGAGGACCGCTAGGAGGGTCTTCCCGAAGCCAGCAGGGATTGGAGCGCAGGCGAACCTATTCTCCCCATTCATCCACTCTACGAGCTGCTCAAAGATGTACTCCTGGCCGGGATACCATTGGTCAAACTTGGGCAGGCCTAGCATTTGGGCTGGTGTTAACACATCACTCTCCCTGGACTGCTACCCTGCCCTCCTGCTTTGGAGGAGCAAGGAATCTAGCCCATAGTATCCACTCAAAGAGCTGGACAGAGGCCTTCTTCTCCAGCACCAGCTCCCAGCCCTCAGTGAGGAAAGGGTCGTAAGCTACAGCCCGTGTGATTCGGCCATTGCCCTCCTCCTCTGTGAGAGCTCCTATTACAGTGGCGGTCCTCACCTGGAACCACATCTCCAGGGTGTCCTCTATCGGGCGTCTCTCTAGAGGGTGGACGTGCTTCTCAAAAGCCTCCATGCCAGCTTCCAACTCGAGGGATCGGGCATCTATAGCTGAGAGTCCTTCAGATAAATCTCCATCCGTTTGGTCTACTACAAGTATCAGAACCAGGATGAGAAATCCAAGGCCACAGAGGACGCAGAACAGAGTCGTCATCCGCGACCTCCTGGCGTCCATAGCTTCGCTTTTCCGTAGACCTCACCGAGGTCATCAGGCATCCCATGGCTGAGCACCTGGAGGAGTGCCATGTCCGCTCCTAGGTTGATGGCATTGAGGTAGTTCTGGACGAGCTTCATGTCTCCACCGAACCGGTGGTTCAGCATCTTCGCAATGTCGGCAAAGTGGTTCGGCCGATGCTTCTGCATGTAGGCGAGGTAGGTTTTGTTGTCAGCGGCGCCAACCTCATTGCCGGGAAGAGGGGTGCGGTCCATCATCTCATAGAGCTTCATTCGGACAACGCTCCTTATGTCAACTAATTCCGCAGGCGGGGGGTTCTACAATCTCGTCGGGAGTCGGGATGTAGGACTTGGGTGTGTCAGGCAGTATGATGTCATAGGCGTCTACCAGTGCCAGCCTGGAAGAGCCGCTTAACTCACCAGCGTGAATAAGCAGGAAGTCAAGCTGGCGGCTGGTGAGCTTTATGAAGTTAATCTCCCGGTCCAGAAGGAACGCCTGCCCGTTAGAGATTTGCACGTACCCCTTCTTCGCTAGTACATCAACCGGGCTGATCCCTCCGTCAATGCCAAGGCGCTCACACTCCTCACGTGCCCACGGAATATGAGAGTAATAGGGAAGTTCAATCCATTCCCCGCTCCGTTTTAGGAACCCGCCTAGACTCATGGTTCGCACTACTCCTGTTGCGTAAACTCGATGTCGCCGTTTTGAGCAAGCTCAGCCAGTTGTTTAGCTCTCTCAGCGATGGTTTCCAGCCGGTCGGCACATCCTTGCCCACCAACGGTATTGTCCCGCAGTAGGTGTTCCAACGCGAAGACTGACCCGGCCAAAGCAGCTACCTCAATCTTGAACATCTCTATTTCCATGCTCGCTCCCTCCTGTCTACTTAGGCTCGGCAAACGCATCCCAGTCGGCTTTGGCCTTGACCATTGGAATGTGTCTAATAAAAGGCTCTACGTCCTTTGGCGCATAAGTAAGTAATTGGTCTACAATCGCTACCATCCCCGCCGCCGCCGCGATGGCCTCGGCTACCCACTCGACTCGAATCTCTTTATGAATCGCTACCGCCATGCGGTAGCCCTCATGCTTACCCTCAGCGAAAGCCACTTTCTTATGAGACTCTATCCGTCCTAAACACTCCGCCTCGACCTCAGCGCGGCCAGCCGGTTAGTCATATCTGCTCCCTTTTAGCAACGGCTTTAGCATGGAACCCGCAATACCACGTACCCTTAATTTGATAGACCGCATGAGTATTACAAAAGCCGTCTTGCTGGGAGTGGCAGTATTCTTCCCCTTCGGGGCTGACTGGTTCAGGCATTCTGGCGCTCCTTGAGTTTCCGTCTCCAATAACTGCCGAGGTAGTCGTAACATCGACGGCAGAGACGAAGAGGGGACTGCGTTAATGGACGTGTCGTGTAACAGTAGGAACAAAACCCGCTAGTCATCACTTACCCTCCACTAATCCCGTCCACTTGCATGAAACATATACCGGGGCACGGTAGCAGGTGTAGTGGCGTTTCGGTGTCAGTTGACAATTCTCTCACCCTCCCTCGCAGCGTCTTTAATCTCCTGCAGCTTCCCAAACCCCGACAGCCGGAGCTCAAACTCTCTCATGTAATTCAGGTAGGTCTGCTTCCGGCTCCCTTCCTCTTGCTTGTAGATCGTCGCCATGATGTTCTCTAGGTGCTTCTGGAGGTCATCCCACTCGCCGGCATCAGCCATGGCGTCCAGGTTATCCCGCAGCCCGTTGATGATGTCCCTGAACCTCAGCTGCTCGTTCTTGACCCGAATCAGCTCCTCAATCAGCTCTACGTGGTGCCACTCCCCAATCCCAGGCTCCTCGGCCTCGCAGTGCTCAAGCTGGCGAAGGATAGCGGCCAGGATAAACCCGCTGACATTGTCGAAGTCCCACTGATCACTAGCGACGAGAATGCTGATGGCATGCGCCGTGGCTGGGGAGACTCGAGCACTGACGGAGATACTATGGCCGAAGTCAGAGGTAGCTGTAGATTTCCGGACCCGCCTCACGCTGAGGCTCCCAGCTGCTCTTTGTCACCACTGGACATCACTTCCAACGCATTCTCCGGGATTAACCACCTGCCACCTTTACCAGATGGCTGGACGGCGCCGGGGATCTTCCCATCCTCCACCATCCGATAGAGGGTGTTCATGCTGAGAGCTCCATCGAGGCGCTCATGAAACTCGCTGAT